CTGTAGGTTCGTGGCTTCCGTAGTCTTCTGACAAACCGGCTAGGTCTTCTGCGGTTCGCTCGTTGCCCGTGCCGCGCTCGAAATACGGCTCGCCCTGGTCAGTGTTGACGGTTGTCCGTAAAGCGTTCTGGTCACCGCTACGCTCGTACTCGTCGAGCGCCTTAAGGTAGTTCATCACCAACGTAGGCCACTTCTGGAAGCTCGCAGCCGGACCTTTTAACCAGAAAGACGCGATATCTGACCGGGGTGCTGTACCGACAACTTCGCCGCCTTTTAGGATCTTCTGGCCGTCTTTCAACCACTTACCGCGATTGTTTAGCTCTTTCTTCCACTCTTCGTCAATATGGTGGTGACAATGCGGGCATTCCAGGTACGCACTCTCTGCCGACATCATAAGATCCTTGCTTTCTTTCCAGCGCATATAGCCGAACTTCGGTTCAAACCATTCTTTACAGCCTGGGCATTCCCAATAATAGAGGCGTCGATCTCCGCGATTGTAAAGCGATAAAATACCCGGTGCGGGCGGTGCTTCGTGCTTACTGCTAGGTACCCATTTAGTATTTGTGCAGCTATAACCTGGGGATGACTCGGCGAGGGTCATTGCGAAAGAGCCAAACGTGGTTGTACGTTTACGACCTAGATCAAAGGGACTGCCTTCGCCGTCAATGTTAAGCTCCATCCGATCGTAGTCCGTAAACGCTACACGCCCCACCGGGCGTCCTGATAGCTCGTTTATGGTCGGCCAACTCAGGGTCAACATCATACCGCTGGTATAGAGCTTGTCGAAGGTATTATCCGCATCCCCGCGACGCATTAAGCGTTTACCCGCTTCTTCGGTATGTCTGTGGAGACGGTCGACGCGCCGGCGTGAGAAATCTCGAGCCACACCCTGCGCTGTTTGATACAGGATCATGTCGGCAGGATCGCAAATAATTGAATAGTTGAGCCAGTTTAAAAGTAATGCGTCTGTTTTGCCGCATTGCGCCGGTGCCACGAAAATACAAGCCTGGAAGTCGCGGTCTATCAAAGTGTCCATAGGCTCGATCATGTACGGCACTACTGAGTTTTTCCACGGACCTGTATACGAACCGGGGTTCACCAAGTAGCGGTATTTCTCGGCGGCTTCCGAGACGTTAAGACGCTCCGGAGGTCTTAACACGTCCATGGTTGACCGTAACATTTGCCCCAGGTCTTTAAACTTAGGCCCTGTTATCTTACGGGGGCGACCACCTACACCCATTACAAGCCCAGCCCGTCGTCAGTGTCCTCGTCTTCCGGGTTATACTTCTCCGCTGCTTTCGAGGCATCTTTAGCTAAGTCGTTTGGGTCGCCGTTCAACAGTCCTGTCAATTCCCAAACACCTTTAGCGTCGTTCTCTTCTTCATTAGCTAGGTAATTATTCTTATAGTGGGTGAATATATCTTCCTGGCTTAACTTCTTGCTCACGTCGGCCAGCAGGTCATCGATCAAACCTTGGATAATGCCTCGCTGTTTAGGTGTTAATTCAGTCTCACGGTCGACCGCATCCTCAACCACGTTTAATGACTGGCGTATGGTACGCAGTACGTCGATGATGAACGACATAACGATCTCAGTGCGCCATAAATCTTTAGCGTTCTCCTGGTAAGTCTGGCGAGATCTAAGGGCGTCCCAAAACTCTTTTTGCAGGTGAACCGGGAGTGTATTGGCGGGCATACGCTTAATGTAGCGCATGAGCTGATCTTCGGTAGGTGTTGCTAACCGGCTAGCGGCTTCCGCTAAATCGTAAATGGGCCAACCTTGGCGTTTTTTAACAGGCTCGAGTGAGCCAAGCATGTTCTTTACCGTTTGCGGGGCCATGCGGAAAAGCTCGCTGAGTTGCTTAGCGCTGACACCTTCGTAAATCATGCCCTTACTTTCGGCATCTTGTGTGTGGTGTTTAGTTTTCGACATGCTGCGTTACTCCCTTGGTGTGGGCACACCTTATCGGGTTTTTAGTTTACCTTTCATCTTACGTAAGAGTTTAACGGCCTCGTTAGTACGATAAGCTCCGCGAATGCTGAATGCGATTAGCCCTAATGTAGCTATTTGCGCGCCATACCAGGCGTAGTGCCTGATATCGGTGTTTGTTATGGGGTAGTCCATGGCATGCAGTATTGCGTCGATGTTAAGCAAACAATACACCATTGAAAGTCCGGCTGATAGTATCGGGCAGCTCTGGCCCCAGCCATTGCGTTTAGAAACCTCGATAGCAAAAAGGCTTCCGAGAAATGCGGCGAAACTTGCTATTGCCATTATAATTGCTAACCAAACAGGGAATGAATGAAACATCATTATTTTTTACCCCCTCCGAACCATTTTTTAATGAAGCCCAGCGGGTCGTCCCTAAACTTTTCGCCAATCAACAGCAAGCCGCGAAGCAAATCATCCGCCATAAAGGAGCATACTCCTATTACGGCAACACGGTAGTTTTCGTTCATTCCGTAGCCGTCTGTGGCTGCCGCGACAATCCAGGCGACCAAAACCGCCATTATGATACCGCGTAAATAAACCAATGCTGATTGCCCTTTAGGCATCATTAAAAACCTCGCTGTACCGGCTAATACCGCCAAAGCCACCGGCGCCAGGAACTTTAGTTTTTCCGCTAAGTCCGCATCTGGCGGTATATGATCCTGCATATCGCAAACCCTTACGCTGTTAAAAAGATCGGTTATGCGTAAGATAGTATAAAAACTGGCGTCGATCTACTCGCCTTCTAATTTTAGTTTAATTGCCTGAATAATGCTTTTTTGCGTTTTATCCTTATTCTTCAACGCCCGCATTACAATCTGATCCATCGAATCTTCCATGAGCAGGTGGTGTATAACGCACGGGTTCTTCTGCCCTTGCCTGGCCACCCGGGCGTTAAGCTGTTCGTACAATTCTAAGCTCCAGGTCATGCCATACCAAACGATATTGTGGCCGCCCTCTTGCAAGTTAAGACCGTGGCCTGCCGATGCGGGGTGTACGAAAAGCTCGGATATCTTGCCTTGGTTCCATAGCTCTACCGCATCGCCGCGTTTATCCATCAGTACGCCTTTCGGGAATGCCTTTTTCAGCTTCTTTATATCCGGTTTAAAGGCATAGCATATAATCAAGTTCTGCCCTTGCAACTCTTCCCGTAACTCTTTCAGCGCTTTTAGTTTGAGATCATGTATTTTATGGACTTCGCGATCTTCGTCATATATGGTGCCTTGGCAGAATTGAAGTAGCTTATTTGTTAATACGCCCTTACTACACGCTTCTATAAAACCTTCTTCCCCGAGGTCATCGTACACAGACATTATCATGTCACGCTCGAACTTGTCGTAGGCTTTACGTGTCTTTTCAGTCCAGGGGACCACCTGCTCAACGTAGCTCACTGGGGGCATACCCTTATAGCTTTCGACTACGGCGGTAAGATCCTCGATACGCTCATCAATTTCGTGCTGCATACCGTCTTTAAGCTCGTACTTATAGGCGTATTGGTCTTTAGTAAACCACCGGTTACGAAATGCGGTTACTGTCCGGCCGAGACGAGATCCGTGGTCGAGCAAAAAGAACTGCGCCCATAAGTCGATATAACCTTGGGCGGCTGGGCTGGCGGTAAGCTCAACAACTCGGTCGATGTTAGGCAGCACTTTGCATAGAAATTTAAAGCGGACCGAATCACTGTTCTTGAAGCTCGAACTTTCGTCAATGATAACCGTGTCATACGGCCAGTCATCGACGCCCCAATACTCCACCAGCCAGTCAATGTTCTCGCGGTTAATAACGTAGATATCTGCCTCTTCGTGCAGTGCCAATCGGCGATCTTTCTCGTTGCCTGTGGCGATACTGACTTTCAGGTGCGACGTATGCAGCCATTTAGCGGCTTCCTGCGCCCATACCGTATTGGCGACGCGTAAAGGCGCGATGATAAGAGGCTTCTGGCACTTACCGTCGTCTTTAAGCTCAACAAGCGCAGTAAGGGTGGTTGCTGTCTTACCGCCGCCCATTTTAGCCCACACGGCAAAGCGACGTTTACGTTTTATCAGCTTGACCAGACGGCGTTGGTATCGGTGTAGCTGGCGCTTTAACAGCATACTAAAGCCCCAAGTCATCTTCCGGTTTGAAGATCCAGCCAATCATAGGCTCGCCGGTGTAGTTCTTATCGAACTCGTACCAGGCGTACATGACCGCTTTTGGTTGCGCTTCCTCGTTAACCCCTTTGCTGCATCCGGTTCTGTAGGCGAAAAACCAAACTTTCTTCAAAGGCCAGTCTCGACCGTCAAGTTTACGTGCGCGGCCTTCGGTTTCTAAGAAGCTCACGCGGTTAAACATATAAACCTTATCGGTCAAAGTCAGCGCTTGATCCAAAAACTCGGACGTCAGCGTAAACGGAGGGTTGAAAACGATATGTTCGAAGTCTAAGCCGGGTACCATCGTTGCCGCGCCGAGGTCGTCTGTGTCGATAAAGTCTATGATCTCGTCGCCCAGGCCGTAGTCGTACTTATCTGAGGTTTTCGAGCATTTGACCCCGGTTTCGCTTTCCAGGCACTTAGATAACCGGCCGAGGCCGTTGCATGGGTCCCAAAACGGTTTTAAGCCTTCGAAAACCCCGGCCGCGTTGGCACTAACCACCGCATCGGTAAGTGTGTTGTAGAGGTTATTGACATCAGCATCCGGGTTTCTTTTTGTGTTAGCGGTAGCCATTTCAAAGTCCTAATTCGTCTGTTTGTTTTTCGTATCGGTCGAAAAGCGCCTTACCCGCTTCTTTAGTGTCGATAACATGCACCTCGAAACCCTGGTTACGTAACCGCCGATGCTCGTCGCGCTGTTTCGGGGTAGGTTTACGCCCTTTACGTTTAAACTCTATGATAATCAATACCTTATTCCTAAAGAAAAGGTCATCAGGTACGCCGTTATTACCGGGGCT